TTAGTGATGTTGTTGATGAATTCTTTTAATGTAAGTTTTTGACGATCAGATAAAGTAGCATATTTGCTATTGAATTTCTCTAACAACATGCGATAAGCAAGTATACGAGATCCTTTATCCATGTTAGCAAATTCTTCCATTACACGATCTTTAACACCTTCTTTATTTATCTCTTTACGAGTGATGTGTTCAAGTAATGTAATTTTATTATCAATGATTTGCTGTGGTTCAGTAAATTCAAGTGAATTGTGTGCTTCAATTAAATTGAATGCAGCAGCGTATTGCTTGTAGTTGCTGATTTTTGCTTTAAAAAATTCTTCTAAATCATACGATTCACGAATATCCTTAATTAAATTATATTTTTCCTTGCGTAAAGCTGTCTTGTTTAAACGTAAAGAAGCTTCCAACGTTGCGTTGATAAACGTTTCGGCTTTAGCTTCAGACAACGATTTAGGCTGAATTAATGCTTGATATAATTTATATTCTTTTGCTAATTCAGATTTGCTAAAATATTTTCTAACTAACCCAATAGCAGCCGAATCTTTATTTGATACAGTATCAGATGCGATTTGTCTTACGAGCAACTCGAATAATATTCCTGTATTCTTAAATTTGCTATGTTTAATTTTCATAATTAATAGTATGCACTACCTATAAATATGTATTTACTGTATATCCTTGATATTTTTCTCGTCTAATAATGATGGTTCTTGATCAGGTCCCATTACGATTTCCTTGCGCTTGCCTTGTAAACCTTCGAATAATTTCTTATTTCGTTGATATTCAAACATTGCTTTTGGAGTACCGCTACCTTCTTCAGGTTGATTTGCAGTATATAATGTACCGTTTTCAACGCTACCTAATGGGTCTTTACCTAATGGATCACGTTGTGTACCTTTAATAGATGCTTTTTCTTTAGGACGACCAACAGAACGATCTTCGTCATATCCCGGAGGTACAGGACCATCAATATCCATTCCTGCTCTACCCTTACCATATAATGAAGCTAAATCATGTGGAGTACCATATGACTTACCAGTTTTAGCTGGGTCATTACCTTCATTCTCGATTTGGGCTAAACGGAATACACGTTTTTTATCTTCAATTATTAAATCACGATATTCATCGTATTGATCTTCGCTAAACTGGAATACCTGATGGTAAATCCAATCTGAGGGTAATAGATTTGTATCTTGTACTGATTTAGCTAAATCAATTTTTTCCTTCCATAATGCTACTTTCTCTTGTTCATAAATAATAGATGGAGTAGTTAATGATAATTCAAAATTAGTTAATGCTTCACCATCATATCCCTGAACATATAAATGTACTAATGCAATTTTATATAGTTCAGATAAGGCAATACGTTGAATACGTTCAACTGTGCGAGCGAAGCGAATATCTTCAGCAGCTAATGTAGCTTTACCTTGTAGATCTTTTTCAAATCCAAAATATGCTTTAGGTACCTTAAGAGCAGCTAACATCTCATCACGCAAGAACGCAACGTCATCAATAGCATTATATTCTAATCCTTTTAATGTATCAATTTTAGTTGCAGTATCATTACCACGAGTTGGAAGATAAAAATCTTCCATTAAATTCATCATGTTATAACGTAAGTTATACTCACCTGTTTGTTGATCGATGAATGGAGTTTTCTTCATCTTCTGCATGATCTTCTGCATGTAACCATCTACCTCATTTGGAGGAATGTTACCAACATTTACAGTGAATACACGTTTTTCTGGGGCACGTGTGATACGATGCAATAACATTGCATCTTTCATCAACACATACTGCTTATAAGTTTTACGAGCAGGCTCAATGTACGATCTACCATAAGGTAAATAGTTAGCATCAGTTAATAGTCTAAAGTGAGCTATTTCGTAGTTTTCAAATTTAATTTTACCATCTCTATCTTTAACACGTGATACAATACCACCAGCCGCGATCACCATTGGATCGATTCTGAAGCATACATAAGATGGGTTTTCAGGATCTTGTCCTTCTTCACGAACCATATCATATACTGAAAGTGGGGTAACGTTATATACACCAAATTTTTCAGCAATTTCCATATGCAAATACCAGTCACCGTATTTACACATGTTTCTAACCCACATCCATAAATTAAATTCGATGTTTAAAACATCATAAAATAAATTATAAAGGATGCGTTGAATATTTTCGTCAGCACTTCTGATTTGTAATACCTCTCCTGACTCATTTTTTAAAGTAGATTCATCAGCCATAATATCTAATGCTGATGATATGATTGATTCTGTATCCATTGCTTCATAGTCAGTATATAACTGAATACGAAGTGTTTGGTAGTTCATCGTTGGGTTGTATGGCATATTTGCACCATAACGATGAAGCTTTGTAAATCTATCTATGAGAGCGTTTGTTTTTACGTTACCATAGGCTTGCATATGGTCTACGTCTACTACCTTTAGTTGATTACCACCAACATTTCTGATGATAACATCAGTTGAAAATAGACGTGTTAGCCTAGTAAACAAACCTGGTTTTTGATCTGCCATTATTTTGTTTTAATTATACCAATAAATATTTATTACCCTAATATCCATGACATATCTTCGAATTGACCACGTCCGTTATTTACCATATACGGGTTTTGTTGGCCGCTAGGTAACATAGGAACTGATGTGTCAAATCCTGTTCTAGATATGTTTGATATCATGGCTCTGTTTAAATCCATTCCTTGTTCATAAAAACGCATTGCTGTGTCTCTAGTAAACAATCCGATACCTAATGACATTACTAAGTCATCATTATATCCTTGTTGAGCTTGTGCTTTACCATTTTGCCAGATAAATACACGTAACTCTTCTAACAAACGTTTAGATCTAAATACAAAAGCCTTCTCCCGAATATACGACTCCATTTTTGAGATAACAAGTGGTCTTGTTTTTGTTGATGTAGTAAATCCAGGAACTGTTTGTTCATTTTCCATTTTACTTAACCATTTATCCATCTGCATTTCACCATAAGCACGAGGTGAATAATACATTTTAGGATATCCTTTTTCTATTATTGTATTAACGACATCCCAACCGACATTAGCATTTTCAACCACGAGTAAAGCATTGTTATACTCAGTAGCAACAGATACCAACATATTACCGAAAGTACGAGTGTCAACTTGGGATTTATATTCAGCCACTTGTTCACAAGTCGTAGCATCGATGACATGAAACGCTGAGTAATCCGAACCATCACCGCGAGCGACGTCAGCACAAACCAAATACTGCTTAGTATAATCAGGGTACTGCCAAACCCAAAAATCACCACCCATAAAACGACGTTCCACAGGCTCTTGAATATAAGTTTCTTCATAAAATGATAATAAATCAGGTTCAACTACTGAGTTACCAGAACCTAAGAAATCACAATCATACTCTTGAGCAAACTCACGAGGCGACATATTTGTTCGTTCTCTTTGCTCCCAGGCTTCATCTCTATCTGGGTGTAGATTCCATCTTAATTTAATTGCTTTAAAGTCATTTTTACCTATTTCGGCTTCAGCATACATTTTATGGAACCAGTTACCAACACCATTTGGTGATGATAATGCTATAATACCTCCACCTGTTGCGATGGTTGGTTTAATACTTGTATAAATTCTATCAATACCTTCAATAAATGCAGCCTCATCCACTAACAGTAAAGATACTGCGTAAGATCGACCTGCATCTGATGCAGCTGATGTGGCAACAATTTGAGAGTTATTAGCTAGTTTCAGTGATAGTTTATTATCTGATACAGGTTTTTGATTGCCCTTTAACCAGCTAGGTAGATTATTGTACATAAACTGTACTTTTTCAACCATACCTTTAGCGGTTTCTTGTTTAGTTGCTATACAAAGTACTGTTTTATCTTTTTGAAACAGCATTGTCCACAGTGAATATCCTGCAGACAGTGTTGATATACCTAACTGTCTTGATTTATTAATAATACAAAAACGATTATTTCTAAAATCATTTAATACATCTTCCTGGAATGGATATAGATGGAATAGTACTCTTCCCTTAATTGGGTGTGTAATATAACAGTATTTACGGAAAAAATGTACAGGATCAGTAGCGCACTTTATATACTCCTGCTTTATTATTTCTTTAATATTGGCT